CATTCCCGCTGGCTCATGGGGCTCCCGCCAGAATGGGACGACTGCGCGGTTACGGCAATGCAATCGTTGCCCCGGTCGCGATCGAATTCATCAAAGCGGCGAAAGAGTCGCTCCCCCCATCGCCCCGAAACTAAAACTAAGGAAGAGGAGTAGAGAGTGAGCTTCAAGGTTATATATGAACAAGGCATCGTGACGGCCACGATTGAACTCAGAACGAATCATGCGACCTCCTGGGAAAAGTCTCGGGTCCTCAAGTTCATCGAGGAGTGCAATCACATCTGGGCCGATGAGGCTCCGGGCAAACAAGCGAGCGAGAATTGGATTCACGACGATCAAGCCCCCGAGCCCGAAACTTCCGCAGAGGGGGAGAAGGCGTACACGAAAGACTATTCTTACAAAGAGGACGACTACGCCGACTTCTCGCAGTGTCTTCGTGATTTCCAAGATTTCATCGAGCGAGAGATGCAGTGGAAGGGCTGGAAAGTGACCGTCACGTTAACGAAGACTGAGGGGTGGCCAAGTGATCGTTGAAGCCCACACATTCACCGCTGATCGAGAAGAGTGGTTCTGGGATTGGCTTGGAGACGCCTACATCTCTTCATTCGACTTCTCGTCGTTCGATGAGTCTGGCGCTAGTGAGTCGTCAACAGGCATCGAGATCAGAACAGTCGATGGAGACAAAGAAGTGAACGAGGGCGATGTGATCGTGAAAGACGATCAAGGCTTTCGAGTTCTGACTCACGAACAAGCCGAGAAAGAACTGAGAGAGTTCGATAAGGGATCGCTGTCGTGACCCTCTATCACCTTAGCGATTTCCAAGAGTGCTCGACCCCGTTCTGTAGCTCGTCGATCTTTGCCCATTTCAAATGTCTTCAGGGTCGCTGGTATCCAGTCTGCAAATGGTGTGTGGCCGACATTCTTGGCCAACACTGGACGGAGGTTGTGTGATGAAGATTTGGAGGCTGTTTTGGTTTCTATACCTGTACACGTTTAGGCCGATGAACCCGAGGCAGGAAGATCTCCAAGCCCCCCATCGCCCCGAAACTAAAACTAAGGAAGAGGAGTGAGGATGAAGAAATGGGAAGTGGCATGGACCGAGTATGTGACCAATACCTGTTGCGTGGTCATTGAGGCCGAGACAAAAGAAGAGGCCATCCTTAAGTGGGAGAATGGCGAGTATGAAAACTATGATCGAGATGAATCAAGCAACTCGTTTGAGCCACTCGACAAACGAGACGTGAAAGAGGTCAAGGAATGAAAGCGCCAATTGATAGCGAGTACACCGTCGTTCAGTGTGATGATGGCGGATTCAATCTCATGCACCTTCCGACGATGAAGACCATCGCGCCATTAGAGCGCCATGATCTCATTCACATCGCCGACGTGTGCGTGAAGTGGTTAGAAGATGAAGCCCCCGGGCCCGAAACTTCCGCAGAGGGGGAGAAGACGTGAGGGTAAGGATGTTTGAATCAAGCGCAGAGTTTCATCGCCGCTTCGAAGTCTGGGAGCCATGGTTTTGTTGGCATCCGATCAATCTCGACGGCACCGTGATCTGGCTCGAACGAGTGGAGAGAAAACTTGATTCGTCTTATGCGCTAGGAATCTTTTGGAGCTACCGTCTCCCAGCCCAGAAGCCGAACGAGGAGTGACCCCGCTCGGGAGCAAATTTCGCGTGATCGAACTGGACGAGAGTTTGTTACTGGACGGGATCAGACCGCACGAACTGCTTAAGAGTTAAGGGGAGTATATGAAGATCGATCAACTCGGCCTCGTCATCACGTCTGAGCCCGCGCCTGGCTGTTACGGCGATGCGATGGCAGAAACTTCGCGCAACGTTATTCTGCGGCGATGCGTTAGCAAAACAGATGAGAACGATTCTCAATTAGCAACTGAGAATCATTCTCAACTAGACCGACTCCTGAAGTTCAGGACAAACGTCGGGTTCCTGCGCCATCCACTGAGCCCGTGGGCCGAATTCGATACCAGCAGCGACCAGCTGCTTCCTTGGCTCATCGCCATGCAGCTTATCGACTCACCGATTCGGGCCCACTGGTATCGCATCCCCGGAACTCGAACGATCGTTTCCCCTGGCGTCTGGTGCGCCGTTCGCGGGCATTGGCGACTTCTCTCGGTCATCAACATGGTTCAAGGTCTGATAATGAAATTCCCCTATCGCTGGTCCGATGACGGTCGACTTGATGGGAAGCTTTGGAAGTTCGTGAGGAGCGATGGACACACGGCCGACTATCTCAACTTTGCCTGTACCTACGTCGCGCTAAAGCACATGGGGATTCGGTCGAGTTTGCTGCACGAGAGAATCGACGTGATTAAGAAAATCTCCGACTACTACCGCCCGCAAGAGGGGTTCGCTTGGGTTGTCGCTGACTACTTTCTAGCCCTAACGAAATAAAATCTGTCACGATCTGACATGGTTATGCTTCACTAGTGGGCATGGATGCTCACGACGCTTTGGCGAAGCTAAGGGATCTTGCGATTGAACTAGGCCGATCTCCGAAGCGCGACGAGTTCGCGACTTATGCGAGAGTCGGGAAAGATTACGCTAACAGACACTTCGGGACATATGCCGCGATGCTACAGGCAGCGGGGCTTGAGACGTATGTCCGGCCGAGGACGATCGATAATTCGATCTTTGAGAAGTCGATTGCGAAGCATCTCGACGAATATATTCCGCACGAAAAGAAAGAGCCCTTTAAGAATCCGACGATGGCCGTCATCTCCGACATCCATTGGCCTTTCTCGTGTCAGCGCATTATCGATGCGTTTTATGAGTACGTCAGCCGAAGCAAGCCTGAGTATGTGATTATCAACGGTGACGCCATGGATATGTATTCCCATGCGAAGTTTCCGCGATCACATAACCAGTTCACTCCGCGCGAAGAACAAACCGCTGCGCGAATGATGAACGAATCATTTTGGAAGAACGTTCAGTCAGCTCATCCGACAGCGAAGTGCTTTCAGATGTTAGGTAACCACGACATTCGTCCATTGAAGCGAGTGCTCGAGGCATACCCAGAGGCAGAGGATTGGATTGGCGAATCGATCCGAAAGCTATTTACGTTCGAAGGTGTCGAGACGATTCACGACACAAGACAAGAGTTATTACTTGGCAATATCGTGATTCATCACGGGCACAGATCCAAGCTTGGCGAGCATCGAGACTACAACCTCCAAAACTCAATTTCGTCTCACACGCACAGACCCGGTGTCGTCTATCGAACGGTTCGAGATGAGGTCATTTGGGAGTTGAATACCGGCTATGCTGGCGATCCGGCTGCCAAAGGTTTGAGCTATACCGCGACGCGAACTGTCGATTGGGTTCAATCGTTTGGTGTCATTGACGAGTATGGTCCCAGAGTGGTGATCGCGTGAAGCGCCGCCACTCCTTCAACATCATGGGAGAGACGTACCGGCTTATCGACCCGAAGGATTTGCCAGAGCAAGCGTTAGGCGAGGCTGATCTCACTAACAAGACGATCAAGATCCGCGAGGACCTATCGTCAAAGGAATGGCTCGAGACGCTACTGCATGAGCTAATTCACGCGAAGGATTACGAGTCAGGACTACATCAAACGCTTGACCGAACGGGTCTTGAGGTCAACGCTGACACGACTGCGAAAGTGATTTTGGCGAACTTCGATCTGAAACTAAAACGACGACGTAAATGAGCGACAAGCTATCAGATCCAATTGAGATATTCGAGATCGAGGGTGAAGACTCGATGCGGGTATTGATGCGGCATAACGAGGATCGAACTCAAGTTCATTTGATGATTCGCTTTTCATCCCCGCCTGAGTTCGGCGATTTGCTTGTTGGGTTGTCGGCTATGATTGACGAGCTATTGGAGAACGGTGAGAATCGTTTTCCGATTCACGCAACAGGAGCGAGGCATTGAAGGTTAATTGCGCGCACACTGAAATGGTCGATATGGATTTGTTAGTCGCTAATCCTCGCAATCCGAATAAACACCCTGATTCGCAGATCAAACTTCTGGCCAAGATCATGGCGCATCAGGGCTGGCGCTCACCAATAGTCGTATCGAACCGATCTGGATTCATCACGAAGGGCCACGGCCGATTGATGGCATCTCGATTGAATGGATGGACATCGGCTCCAGTTGATCGTCAGGACTATGCGAATGAGGCTGACGAGTATGCGGATATGGTTGCTGACAACAAGATTCAAGAATTGTCTGAGACCGACAATTCCGCAGTTATCGCGGCAATCAAAGAGATGCCGGACATTGATTTAGAATTGCTTGGATATGACGACATCACTTTTCTAAATCCAAACATTGCGCCCATGGATTTAAGCGAAACATTTGAGGAACCAAAGAAGTTCGTTCTTGAGATCCAATTTCCAAACGATATGGAAATGATGGACATTCACGACGACCTTTTGTCTCGCGGCTACATGGTTAAGGTGAAGTGATTGGCTAAGTACGGAATCCCATACATGGGATCGAAATCGTCAATCTGCGATTCGATCATCGGCCTATTCCCTGGGGCTGATCATTTCTATGATCTGTTCGGCGGAGGGTTTTCGATCACTCATGCGATGCTCGTTAATCGTCCGCATGATTTCTCGTCGTTTCATTTCAACGAAATCAGACCGGGAATTTGCGAGCTGATCCGCGACGCGATTGACGGGAAATATTCATACGAGAAGTTGCCGAAATTCATTGATCGCGATGAGTTTTTTCGCCTCAAAGATTCCGACGCCTACGTCAAAATGATTTGGTCATTCGGGAATGATGGCGACTCGTATTTATTTTCAAAAGAAATCGAGTCATATAAAAAATCAATGCACAACGCGATTGTGTTTAATGAGTTCGACCAACTGGCGAAGTTGGTTTTGGGAATGGAGAAATTCAAAGAGGGTTATTCGATAAAAGACCGAAGACTTTTCTTGAGAAACAAAATCGAAGGATATAGAATTCGAGGAATTCCTGAATTCTTAAAACCGTTTTTGAGTGAGAAACAGCTGCAACAGCTGGAACGGCTGCAACAGCTGCAACAGCTGGAACGGCTGGAACAGCTGGAACGGCTGGAACGGCCGGAACGGCTGGAACGGCTGGAACGGCTGGAACGGCTGGAACTAACAAACTTTTCCTATGAACAAGTAAAAATCGAAAAGAATTCAGTCATATATTGCGATATCCCATACAGAGGAACGGCTGATTACGGATCGAAATTCGATCACGATAAGTTTTTCGAATGGGCCAAGAGCCAGGAGAATCCGGTTTTCATCAGCGAATATGATATAAAGACTGAGGGGATTCACTTACTGCAAAGAATCAGCAAGAGGTCTTTGCTTTCGGCGACAAAAGAAATGAACGTTAAGCACGAAAAGATTTTCGGAAACTCCGCTGCCAAGCGAGCCGTTTTTGCGAGGATTAACTAAATGTCTGAACGCGGCCCGGGCCGACCACCAGTAGAATTAGATATGGATCAGCTCGCAGCACTCATGCGGTTCAGGCCAACTCGCGAAGATGCAGCAGCATTCTTTGGGGTCTCAATCGATACGATCGAGCGACGGATCAAGTCCGAAACAGGGCTCACGTTCCTCCAGTTCCGTGAGCAGAAGATGGTTCACACGAGAATCAGCCTCGTGCGAAACGCACTAAAGCGAGCGGAAACGTCAGACGCAATGCTGATCTTTTGCCTGAAGAACCTTTGCGGCTGGTCAGACAACGCGACACAATCGACGGTGATCGACATTCCGAAAGCGGTATTTAGTGTCGTCGGAAAAGCAGATACAGTTAACGCAGAGCCAATTGCGATTTCTGACAAGCGATCATAAGTTCACGCTCTTTGCGGCCGGACTTGGATCGGGGAAATCGTTTTGCGGAGCCCAATGGGTTCGCGAGAAAATATCGCAAGAGCCAAAGGCCCGTGGGCTGATCGCGGCGAATACATACAACCAGCTAAGAAACGCAACGCTCACGACGTTCTTTGGCGTCTTGGATGAGTTCAATATCCCATATTCCTACAACCAACAGCGCAACATCATCGACGTCGCTGGACGACTGGTCTATGCGTACAGCCTCGAGAACTATGAGAGCCTTCGCGGTATCGAGGTCGGTTGGTTTTGGCTGGACGAAGTGCGCGACACGAAGGAGCAAGCGTTCAAGGTCGCCATTGGTCGACTAAGGGATAAGAGCGCAAACAAACTAGAAGGCCGACTAACGTCGAGTCCATGCGGTTACAACTGGTTATATGATTATTTCGTTGGATCTAAAAAGACCGATGATTATGAGATCGTCCAGGGTTCGAGTTTCGAAAACCCGTTCTTGCCAGATGGGTATATCGACTCCATGCGCGGGTCATACGACGAAAAGACATTCCAACAGGAGGTCTTAGGCCAGTTCGTCAACACTGGTCAGGGTCAAGTCTACTATGCGTTTTCACGCGAGCGTAACGTGAAACCAGTCGTCAGAGATCCGAAGTTTCCCGTCATGGTCGGAATGGATTTCAACGTCAATCCTATGACGGCCGTTGTCTTTCAGTGCATCGATCAGAAGATTCACGTCATCGACGAGATTTGGCAGGCTGGCTCGAGGACCGAGACGATGGGCGAGTATATCGTTAAGAACTATGGCCGAGGGATTCAGGTTGTGCCGGACTCGACTGGGCAAAAGCAAACGACGAACTCGAACAGGTCTGACCACGAAATCTTGCGCGACATGGGGCTCAATGTTGTCTTCAACCGAAACCCCGCCCGCATGGATCGCTACAATGTCGTCAACAATTTGATGGAAAAGGACAGGCTGATCGTCAATCCTAAGTGCGTTCACTTGATAAAGGACTTAGAACAAGTCAGCTTTAAGGAAGGGTCGAGCCAGCTTGACGTGTCGATGGACAAATCGCTGACTCACATTTCCGACGCGCTAGGGTATGGCGCATGGTATTGTTTCCCCATCGTCAGGCCCACGGCTGGGGTTTACTCATTCTGATGGAGTAGAACACATGGCAAATTGGATGGATGCCGAGTACCGACGCGCGATCGTTAACGAGATCGAGTCGGATGAGAACATCTCGCGCAAGCGATTCGAACAGCGAAAGTTCGATGTCTACCGTAATCGCCAAGCGGAATATGTGATCGAGAAACTGGAAGCTGAGCTAAAACCTGATTTCGTTTCTCGTATGCGAAAAGTCCTATCGATCAATCCATCCAAGCGAATTGTTGACGAGATGGCGTCGCTCTATCGCCAGGAGCCAGAGCGTTCGTTCTCTGATGTGAGCGAGTCAGAGCAGGCGCAGATCGATGCTCTTTATGAGCATGGAAAAGTCGACGCGAAACTTCGCCTGGCAAATTGCTATTACAAGCTTCACGACCAGGCGGCTCTGTTCGTGGCACCTCGAGATGGCGTGATCGACCTTAGAGTCCTTAGCCCCAAGGATTATGACGTTGTCCCGGATGAGATGAATCCAGAGAAGGCGCAAGCGTATATCTTTAGCGTTTGGGATTTCGACCAAAACAAATCAACCCGCACTGATGACGGCAACTTCGATCAAGGCTATCGGTCGAGCGACCAGCTGAATCAAATGATCGCCGATGATTCGGACAGAAAGCAGAAGAAGCTTTATATCGTCTGGGACCGTGAGGTTCATTTCACGATGAACTCTGACGGTGCGATTGTTGGCGAGATGATTCCGAATCCGATTGGAATTTTGCCGTTTATCGACATCGCGATGGAAAAGGACTATCAGTTCTTCGTTCGCCGAGGCTCTGGTGTCGTCGAGTTTACGCTTGATCTTCTAGCCCAGCTGTCAGACCTGGCATCGATCTCTAGGATGCAGGGATATTCGCAAGGTGTGATCTCGTCGCACGAGGAGCCGAAGCCCATCGCGGTCGGGCCCGATAGAATCTTGTGGTTAAAAAAAGACCCTGCGAATCCTCAGAGCGATCCGACTTTCGAGTTCGTATCACCTTCGCCCGACTTGGCTGGGTCTTTGGAGATCATCGACTCTCAAGTGAAGATGTTTCTTTCGAGCCAAGGCATTGACGCCGCTGTTGTGAGTGGCAAGGGTGAGAAGCGTTCTTATGCGAGTGGTGTCGATCACCTGCTTGCGAATTTGGACAAGTTCCAAGCATCGCAGCAAGACATGGCAATGTTCCGCTGGGTCGAGCAACAGTTGTTCGAAATCATGCGCCTTTGGTCGAATCTCTACCAGGGCGTTAGTGGTCCAGAGGCATTGATTGATGACCTTCGTCAGGCGACGATTTCTGACGATGTCGAGATGACGATTAAGTTTTGCGAGCCCCATGCGATCCGCACTCAGACTGAGACCGAGGACTCGGTCATCAAGCTTATGGAGTCGGGGTTGATGAGTCGCAAGCAGGCGATCATGCGACTTTATGAGGTCGATGAAATGAAGGCCGAGGAGATCATGGAGGAGATTGACGATGAAACCTCCGAAGGTATCGAAGAGCAAGATCGAGCAAATAATCGACCTGAAGGAAATCTCGAAGAGAACGGACTTCTCGAAGTCGAAGACTCTGAAGATGGCGATCGGCGAGGCTCTGGTCGAGACGATTCGTGAGCGCGCTGAATCAGGCAAGGGGCTCAAGTTCTCCGAAGACGGGTCGGCTCGAGAGGTAAAGCTTAAGAGCCCGTACTCGAAAACCTACGCCGAAAGCCTTGACTTCGCAGCGGCCGGGAAATCTAAGAACAAGGTCAACATGACGCTAACCGGCGACATGCTGGCATCGATCCAGGTTCGCGACGCTGGCGGGGATAAGATTGCGATCTATGTAGAGGGCGAGGAGCAAGTGCTCAAAGCCTTCAACCACATCACTGGCGACACGGTTCCTGAGCGTCCGTTCTTTGGGGTTGCCGCGAAGGACCTTCGTTCTATCGCAAATGATTTCCAGGACGAGATTGATTCGATCGAGACAAGGGAAGGTTTGAGGACTGAAGCGCAGAGATCGAGACGTAGGCTGTCAGAGATTCTCTCAGAGATTGAGGAGGACCTAGAGGATGGCTGACGTCAAAATATCGGTCAAGTTCCCTAGGGCAAAAGTCGCATCTCAAATCGTCGATGAGATTCAGAAAATTCTGAAGAGTCCGCAACTTGGCAATCAGATCGGCACAGTTATGACTGATCGTCTGAAGTTTCAGGCCAAGCGTGGTCGCCCACTAAATGATACTGGATCATTCAAACCCCTAGCCCCAGCAACGATCGATAGTCGAAAGCGTCTTGAGAGATACAACAAGACTTCGCCCGTCTATTCTCCTGGTCGATCAAACGTGAGTTTTACTGGCCAGTTATTGGACTCGATGAAATTCAAGATGCTCCAGTCCAAGAGTTTCCTATTGGAGATTTTCTTCGACGGCCGACGCATCCCATACAAGACGGGGAAGGACACTCGCGCGAAGCTAACGCCAGGCTATAGCTCGACTAACGAAGGGTTAGCGAAGACGCTGAAGGATATTGGATTCGTCGTATTCACGAAAAACGGTATTGAATCCAACAAGCAATTGATTGACCGAGTTCGAAATACGCTGAGAAGCTACCTTAGAAAGAATTTGCGCTAGACCATATTGCAATTCGCATCTCATGGAGGAACAATGTCAGAAGTCGAGCCGGGCTCCAGCGGAGCCGCTGACGATTCGCAGAGCGGATCTCAGTCAGGTGGACAAGGCGAAGGTGGCGGTGCCGCCGACGTTTCCGGTCTGCTAAAGCACAAAGAAAAACTCTTAAGCGAGAACAAGAAGATCAAGGCCGAGATGGCTGAACTTCGACGGCTTGCCGAATCGGCACAGCAAGAGAAGCTTGCGGCCGAGGGGAAAAAGGACGAGCTGATTGCGTCTCTTAAAAAAGAGAAAGAGTCGCTCTCTCAGAAAGTCCTAGGAACTCACTCAGCTTTTGCAACTCGTGTGATTCACGGGGAGTTGAAGGCAGAGGCGGCAAAGTCAGGTTGCGTTTCGCTTGAGGACTTCGTGCGACTGGTAGACATCGACTCGATCGAGGTTGACGAGAACTATAATCCTGATCCTGAGAAGGTGAAGTCGATTGTGCAGGAAGCGATGAAATCGCGTCCTTATATGTTCTCGAAATCTGCGCCTGGGATTAATACGAAGTTGCCGAACGGTGAAGTTCAGCAACACGAAAAAGAAGACTTAAGTAAACTTAGCTCGAAAGAGCTTCTAGAACTCGCCCACAAAAGGGCACGAGAAAGGAAATAAGCCATGGCAGTTACCGGAAACGCGGCTTTGTCCGCAACGAAACAGGATCTCATCGCGGCACTTGTCCAGAAGGAACTGATCTCCAAGTCGGTTCTCTCGGGCACCGTCCTCGACGTTTCGCGCTTCTGCGTGAAAGGTGCGAAGACGATCGCATTCCCAAAGGCAGGTTCGTTCACGGTTGAGGACCGCGCGTCTGGAGCACAGGCGACTATCCAAAACCTGACGTTCGCAAACGACCAACTCTCGCTCGACAAAATGGCGACGGTTTCGTGGCTCATCGATCCGCAAGATGAACTCGAATCTGTCCTCGACGTCGATGCAGAGTACGCCGTTCGCGCAGCGGCCGCTCATGCTGTGTACCTTGATCAACAGATCAAGTCGCAGCTCGAGACCGCTGGCGTTGCTACGACGACTGTCGCTGCGACGATCACTGACGCCGTCATCCTCGAGATGCGTTCGGCACTTCTTCGCCGCAAGGCAGATCCGCGCAAGCTTCGCTTGGCGATCAGCCCTGAGCAAGAGGCTGGAATGCTCGCGATCAACAAGTTCACGCTTGTTGAACAGTACGGCCAAGCGGTCGTTCAGTCGGGCGCGTTCGGTTTCATCTACGGCGTGCCGGTCTTCGTGACGCCTGAGATCGACGCTGACGAATACTACATGTATGAGCAGGAAGGCATCTGCCTCGGCTTCCAGCGCGGCCCAATGATGGGCGAGCGCGGAGCGCCTGAGTACGGTGCGACTGCAATGCTCAAGACCCTCGATCAGAAATTCGGCGTGAAGGCCCTTCAGATCAACCAACAGGGTGTTGGCGCTTCTGAATCGGCTCTTATCGTGAAAGATAACAACCCGTAATGGCAGGTGGCGCTTACTTCAGTAAAGCGCCGTCTGTGATGGACGTGCCCAATTATGTGTCTGCGACGAGCCCGCAAGGGCTCGTCAAGGCCATGCTTGATAACAACATCAAGTCAAAGGGGCGCGTCCAATATTTCTCCGTTCAGTTCGCTAACGGAAAGTGGTTCGCTTGGTTCTATGAGGACCTTGAGGACAAACTGAAAAACGGTGCGATGAATGGCCCTTCCGACAACGGCTGAAACACGCGACTTCGCAAACTTCTCTGACAATGGCGACGGTACCACGTCGCGATTTGTTGACGTTACGTCTTCGGTATTACCGGACGGGGCCGCGACAGATGCAACGCTTCAAACTGTTGCTAAAGAGACGACGCTCCAGAGTGCATTAAGTGAACTTCAATCGATTGATGCGAAGGACTTTTCTACAGAGACAACGCTTGCAGCGTTGAATGCAAAATTAAACCCTATGACGTCTCCTCCTGGAGTTTCTGACTCTGGGCTTGTTGTTCGTCAGGTTCCATATGAGCTGGCGACATTTACTGTCGTGGCTGAGTTGACAGCGGTCGGGAATAACAAATCCATGATCGCTATCCAAAACACAGGAACTTCTATTGTGAAGCTTCGTGAGGTTTGGATTATTAACGATCGGACTACGGCTGTAACTGGTGTTGCTGGTGAATTCCGATTGCATAGGATCACTAGCTTTACTGGAGGAACGGCGCTCACTCCTGTAACGTTTGACACTCTGGACTCTCTACCGGCTGGAGTTTCGGTTGCAACTAACTCGACTGTTTCCGGTGAGGCTGGGCTTTTGCGAACTGGAAAGTGGTCAACAGATGAGTGGGGAACAGGCACGTCGGACGTTGAATCAGCCGACCACGGCTTCCAACAAACAGAGCCGTTTTGGAAACAGACGCCGTCAGGTAAACCGATTACGATCAGACAAAACCAAGGTGTTCACATTCGGTTTGCGACAAACTCGACAGCTGGCGAATTCAACCTTCGATTCGTATTCACAACGGAGACTTGATCAATGAATCTTCAGCTCCCATTTGCATCGAAGGAACTCCCGAACGGAAAGAAACTCTATCGTCGCAAGCATGGTTACTTGGTGACGCTCGCGGCAAACGGGAACACTGAGAAGCTAATCGAAGTTCCATATGTATCCGCAAAGATCAATGAGGCTGAGATTGTCTGGGCTCCAGAAGGAGTATCAGTTGATATGATGGTTATCGACAATGCTCTTGGGACCTTCTCTGGTACGCCAAACGCAACACTTGACCAGTTTGGTTTCGATGTTGCGATTGAGGTTAATCATTTCAAGGATATTTCTCAGTATGACGCCGACGTATATCAGAGCATGGTCATTAAGTTCGTCTTGAAAAACCCGACTGCTACTACCAAAACGGTCGGCATCAACATGGTTTTCCACGAGGTTAAGTGATGCGTAAATATACCTTCTGGTTCATCGGCATCACGATCCTAATCATCCTCGGATATGACGCCTATGTGATGTTGGCCGATGGAAAAGAAGCGTCGGTTTCGCAGGTCATGATCGATATTTCCTACGATTATCCCGTTGCAACATTCCTCGTCGGGTTTACGATGGGACATCTGTTTTGGCGAATGGGCGGGGATCGCAGAAAGGCTGACCAGAAATGATCGCTCCGATTATTGAGACCGAGGCAGTGATTCAGGCTGGCGATAAGATCCGCATTGACGCATCGAAGTCGTTTGTCTCCAAGGGTGAGGCGGCGGTTTTGTCGGTAGAGATCGAGCCCGAGGCTGGGAGCGGCTATGTCACCGTGACCCATGCGGATGCTAAGAACTGGTATCTAGATTGGGTTTACACAGGCTCGACGAGAAACGTCGTGATCTCGTGCCGCGTTACTGTCGTGGGTGGAGCGAATGCGATCGCGACGAAGACGATCCAGGTCATCACGTTTGCCGATGACAAATTGTTTTCGACCGATGGCGATTTGATCGCGCTCGAGCCGGACATTCTGAAATGGGTTCGTAAAGGTCGCTCGTCGTTCCTAGACGTTCACCGATTGGCGCAGAAGAAGATCCTAGAATGGCTGGATGAGACGGGCCATCGAAATGAAGACGGCACGAAAATCTCGAAGAACGAACTGATCGACGTTTCCGAGGTGGCACCTTGGTCTAGGGATTTGGCGCTGCATCTGATCTTCCTCGGGCTCTCGAATCAGACCGGCGACGTCTTTATGGAAAAGGCCAAGCATTATAAGTCCGAGGCTGCGAACCGGGCGAACCGAGCCGTGATCGCTGGTGACTTCAATAAGGATTCTGTTGTCGATCAGGGTGAACAGATCGACTCGATTCAGTCCGTTGTGGCGGTGCGCTAATGGGTTTGGCTCACGTCAGGTCGCAGCTTGTCTCGAGAATGGAGACGCTTGGATTTGTCGAGTGGCAGGACGCTTTTCCGATCGATAACATCCCATCGACGATCGAGGATCAGTCGTTTCACATTTCATTTGAGACAGTGTCGGTTGCGACTGGGGATCAGCAAACCTATCGGTTCTCGGTCCCGTTCGTCATCCGGGTCCTTCGCCGAGGGTTCCGCTATCCGATCGAGGCTATCGATAGCTGTCTAGTTGACGCTGATTCGATCAACGCGAGCCTTCTAGCTCCAGTGTGGCGTCTGGGCTTGGCCAATGACGTGAAGAACATTGTGCCCACGAGAATTGACCTTGAACCGTTGTCTAGTTCTAATGACAACGTTGTAGTTTTAAATATGCGTTTTGAAGCGTTTTTAATAAGCTCTTTCTGAGAGGAGAATCTCAATGGGATCGACAAGCAATATCGCAGTTTCGCCAGTAAACGTGTTTTGGAAAATCGAAGCACAGGAACTCGTGGACTTTACGTCGGCGACCGCGTCTGGTCTCGGCGGGAAATATATCTCGCTCTATCGCGCTGACGGATCTGGCGTATATATTTGGTTTGACGAAAACAATACTGACGTCGACCCAGCTCCGGGCGGCGGTCTTGTGGCTGTGTCGGTTGACTACGCTGCGTCGGCAACAGCTTCGGCGATTGCTACGGCGTTTGTGACGGCTGTAGGCGCAGCGACGGGATTCGATGCAGCACTCGTGTCGGGCTCGACCGTAAAGGTCATGGTCAAGCGCACGGCGGTTGGCGAAGTCGCAACTCCTGGCGGTGACGCAACGCTTGCTCCGGCGACGGTTGTCCGCAAGGGAAAGAACATGGATCTCGGTTTCCTCCAAGGAAATATCGAGCCGAATTTCTCGCCTGCGAACCTGGTGATTCAAGCGCATCAAACTGGCGTGACGCCGCTTGCGTCGCTGAACCAAGGTTTCGAAGAAATCTCTTGTGAGACGGTTTTGCTCGAGACGACGAAAGCAAACCTCAAAGAGTTTTTCAAAATTTACGGCGGCTCTGTCACGCCTGGTGGCGGCACGGAAGTCATCGGCGCAGGCACGTTCGTTCAGGGGAATAACCTCTTGTCGGATGCGGCTCGCCTGGTGTTCAAGCCCGTGAACGCGACCGACGACACACAAAATTACAACATCATGTTGGCGGTTCCGATTCCCTCGACGATCACGTTCTCTGGTGAAGACCCGAAGACGCTGACTGTCACTTGGCAGGGTTTCGTTGATCTTGAGTTCAACACGAAGCTTAACGCGGTTGCGGTTGGCGACGTCTTCCAAACGGGGCTCTAAGTGCAGGAAATTGATCTCGGAGATGATCTGGAGTTTTCGGTTAAGTATCGCGGGGCTGAGTATCGGCTCCGCGAGCCTTCGGCGAAAGAGATCGGAGCATACCAGAAAAAGCTTGAGGGAGCTGATGGCGAGTCGGCTACCTCGGCGCTTCTAGGTTTTGTTTC